AGCTAAACAGGACTTCTATGGATATAACACTGACCAATCAACTAACAAGTATTGCCTTAAAGGCATACACCAGGAACAGGACTCAATTGACCTGCTCAATGCTGTGAGGTTTGAGAACTACAAAAAGTATGAGCACAGGGCAGAGAATGAATGGCTAACCGGTAGCTGTGACATCATTACGGAGGAGCTAATCATTGACATCAAGACCTCATGGTCCTTAGATACGTTCCCTGCTACTAGCTATGAGCTCAAGGATCTATCTGAGTACGAATGGCAAGGACGTGCATATATGTGGTTATATGATAGACCACGATTTGAGTTGTGCTATGTCATGGTATCCACTGCGGATGATTTGTTGAGTGACTTTGACAGCTATGCCATCCACAAGGTGGACCATATAGATCCTGCTAAGCGTATTACCTCCATCAGATTTGAGAGAGACAAAGAACTTGAGATACAGATGGCTGAGAAACTGATAGCAGCAACTGAATTTTATAACGAAGTATTAACCCAATTAGAGAATAAATAATGACACAAGAACAATTTTACCACGAGGCCTGCTTGAGAGCAATGCAAGGCCTCTTAGCTGCCTCAGGGCACTATCGAGGTGAGCTAATCAAAAACCCATGTGAGTATGTTGCTACCGCAGCACGTCACTATGCCACTGAATTAACTGAGCAGGTGTTTGGTGGAGGTGAGCAATGGAATGAGATAACCCACACACCTGATAAGCCATGAAAGCAAAACTAACCTTTAACCTACCCGATGACAAGCACGAATGGGAGAACGCTATCCGGGCTGATGCTATTTAAAATGGCACATAACGGACATTTATAGCCGAAGTAGCGGCTTTTGAAAAACAAAAGTATCAAATAACCACAAAATTTAATAAAATGGACAAAACTTCAAATTTAGAACAAACCACGCCATTGCAGCAAACGGCTGTTAGCGGCAGTTTTTTGTCAGACTTAAACTTTATCATTGACAATATGGGCTATGATTTAGTAAAAGACAAAGTTTCAAAAGACGCACAAAAAGAGTATTTAAAGCGGTTAAAAATGATGAGGGATGAGCTTCTTAAAAATTGCCGCTAACACAAAAGCAGGTGCAGTTTCAATTGCACTTGCTAACTGTTAACCGCCGTTTTAATGGCGTAAATTATTAAAATTAAATAAAAATAATATGAAAGCAATACTTGAATTTAACCTACCCGAAGAGCAGGCAGAGCACTACTGTGCCATTAAAGGGGCTGATATGCTAAACGTACTATGGGAGCTCAAGGCAGAGCTGCGTGGTATGCTGAAGTATGGAGAGTTACCGAAGCAACAGTATGAGATAGTAGAAAAGATACAGGACTTCCTAATAAGTAGCCTGAATGACAATGACGTAAACCTGGATAAATGATTATTTTAGCAGCAATTTTAATAGCCCCTGCAATAGTGTGGGGATGGATAAGTACAATTAATTACATCAAATACATAAACCATGAGTAAATTCAAAGGAGAGGTGGTATTCATTACCCCAACAACGTCAGTTTCTGACAAATTTAAGAAGAGAGAGGTAACCCTGAAAAGCCAGGATGAATATCCGCAGTATGTCACGTTCCAATTAACACAGGACAAATGTGACCTAGCCAATAACCTGAAGACAGGTGAGGTGGTAGAAGTGAGCTATAACCTACGAGGCCGTAAATGGGAGGCACAGGATGGCACAATCAAGTACTTCAACTCCATCGAGGCATGGACCATGAGCCTAAGCTCCAAAACTGAACAGGCACCTATTGATAAACTAACTAAAACTATGGACCTTGAGAGCAGTGACGATTTACCTTTCTGAGAACCAAGACGTATCTGATTGGATGAGAAAAGAAATAACAGCAATGCTAGGCAAACGCTACAAGTTAACTCATCTTTCTGAGGACATGAATGTCAACTATGCCAAGCTATACCGCTTCATGAGGGGAAAAAATGTAGGCACGGAGATCTATGACTCATTTTTTAGAGTATATTTGAGGCAATGGAACTCCTAACTCTGATACCTTTGGCATGGTGGTGGTGCAATTTTGAGCCACTGCAAGCAACCTTGACATGGGTTTACATGTCTTTAAGACCAGGCACATGGGCCATACCCTTACTAGATGCATTGAGTTGCAGTAAGTGTGTGGCCTTTTGGCTTACATTGGCATGGCATCAGGACTTTATCCTAGCTTGTCAAGCAGCCTTGGGTGCCTATATTTTAGAATTATGTTTGAACAAACTGACATAGAGCTCATTGACTCGATAGATAGTACCGCAGATGCTGTCAAGTATTCTAAGCATTCCTGTGTTCAGCTCTACAAGATACGGGTGAAATATGATGGACCACAGCCAAGGGAGTGTTTCTGTGCATCAGTGAGGCGGAAAGTGTGGTACAAGGACTTCATGAATTGGTATGAAAAAAGTCTTAGACAGGTACATCAGTAACCACTTCGATGAGGTCAGGGCATACACCCTGTACTTTCTCTCTAAGATGGGGAGCAATATCGAGGCGGATACAGTTATCAATAACTCATACCTGCATGTGCTAACAATCAATGAGGATGCTGAGAGTGAGGACCAGGTGAAGAGCTATCTACTTAACACCATCAAGTACCAAATCCTTTGGAACACGTCACTGAGCCACAAGGATGATCGTGTGACCTCCATGGAGTACAATGGCAATGATGAGGTGGATGATGAGCAGGATCTACATGCTAAGATATTGGAGGATAAAATCTACAGCACTCACAAGGGGCTGATTGAGATATACCGCAGTGAGATAGATGACCATGTGCACAGGATAGTATTCGAGGCATACATTGACAAGGGATACACCACAGCAAGAGCCATGGCTAAGTACTTTGATATACCTGTTACCTCAGCTCACTATCTGATTAAAGAAATTAAACAAAATTTACGCAAACTACAATATAGGTATGAGACTATCTCAAATAATTAGTATCTTGGCTACATTCACTGCCTTGACCGGTGCAGCATTCCTAATAAGAGATAACTACTTTTATGGAAGCAGGGCCTTTGGGATTTGGGTCATACTTTATTACGCATGGCTATTTACACAAGAATATGAAGAAAGTTAAAAATGAGTATCTAGGTCAGTATGTGACCAGGTACAGTCCGTTGGGGTTTGAGACCTCATTCACAGTAACAGAGGAAACAGCTGAACAGGCAGAGCACCTTACATCGGTAGGGTTAGGCTATCTCTTTGAAGAGGCTGAGCCTAAGAGCAAGAAGTACAAAGCAGTAGAAAACGAGTCTAATGAGGCCTAAACACATCGAGACCCCTGAAGCAATGTGGGATCTATTTGAGGCCTACAAGAGATGGTGTAAGGAAAATCCTAGGTACTCCTATTCCCTATCTACTAAGACAGGTGAAGCTACAGCAGTTCCATTAGAGAGACCGCTTACTCAAGTGGGCTTCAGGACTTTTGCAGCAGATAAAGGGCAGAGTGTCCAGGATTATTTTGCAAACTACGAGGGGAGATATTCAGCGTACACGACAATCTGCTCACGCATAGAGGAGGCAATCCGCATGGACCAAATCGAGGGAGGGATGACAGGGCAGTACAATGCCTCCATTACTCAGCGACTGAACAACCTAACTGAGAGGGTTGACACCACTACCAAGGGAGAGAAGATAGATAGCATCAAGGTGACCATAGTCCGACCGGATGCAGATTGATTTCATGTGTGCTGTGGTGGAGGACTACATCTACCGACTCAAGGGAGTCCAGGTAAAGATAGATAGAAAGGCAGTAGCAAGTGATGGCAGGCAGATGGCTATGCTAATGAATGCATATCAGATAGCACATGGAGATAAAGAGCACGGTAATATTTGAGAAAAACTATGAGGCACTGAATGACCCTAGCCTTAGGTTCGTCATCAATGAGGGAGGGAGCAGGAGCTCCAAGACCTACAGCCTTTGTCAGTTAGTTATAATCTACTGCCTGCAGAACAACAACAAGGTAGTATCTATCATTAGAAAGACGTTCCCTGCTTTGAGGGCTACAGTGCTCAGGGACTTCATTGAGATACTCAAGGAGCTAAACATCTATTCAGTGGAGGACCATAACAAGAGTGAGCACATCTACACGTTCCCTAATGGGTCCATTGTGGAGTTCTTTAGTGTGGATGACGAGCAGAAGATACGGGGTAGGAAGAGAGACATTGCATGGTGTAACGAAGCCAATGAGCTGTACTTCGATGACTTCACTC